GTTTGGGGGTCTTGCCCCTCGGAGGTGTCCGGTATGACAAGGATTTTCCACGATGATGGAAACGGGAGGCACATCCGACACAAACAGAAAAAATTGTGATAGAATCTCCGACATGACAAAAAGATGACCTTGACATGACAGGGGAATCGGTGTGCGTCCTTGCCCTGTTCGGTGGCAACCGTGGCAACGGGTCGAAGTGCGGTTTGTCGTACTGGAATGTGAACAACCCTGCGACGAACGTGAACACGAACATCGTGGCGAGCCAATCTTATCAAATTATGGAGCATTTAACCAAAAGCACACCTTTTTCCTACACCGCAGGGTGTTGAAATACACCTAACCAGTGGAAATGATACCGATGCAGGCAGGGTCGAGTAAGAATATCAGAAAGACCTTGAGGTGATAAGAAAGATGGGAAAGAAATCCGTCAATAACCTGTACAAGCCTATGTTAGAACATAGCAATGTTGAGCAAAAATTTCATAAAGCAGCAAAGGGCAAGACAGAGCGTCCGGACGTTGCGGTGATATTAGAGCCGACCAACATTCAGAGACATGTCAAGAACGTCGTCGAGCAACTTGAGAACACTGCACCGGAGGGGTACGACATACCACATCCGGAAAAGGCATGGAAACCATCAAGACACGGAAAAGTCTGCATCAACGAGGGAACAAGCAGGAAAGTGAGAATGATTGAGAAACCTCGATACAATTATGAGCAGGTGATTCATCACATTGTCGTCTCTGCGTGTTATGACATTTTCATGAAAGGGATGTATGAGTTCTCATGTGGGAGCGTACCGAACAGGGGTGCTCATTATGGGAAAAAGTACATCGAGAGGTGGATTCAGCGAGACAAAAAGAACTGCAAATATGTTCTCAAGATGGATATTCGACACTTTTTCGAGAGTGTTGACCATGATGTCTTGAAAGCGTGGCTCAAGAAGAAAATCAGAGACGAGAGAATGTTGTACATCCTCGAACTGATAATTGATGGGAGCGAGGTCGGGTTGCCTTTAGGGTTTTACACGTCGCAGTGGTTGTCAAATTTCATGTTGCAGCCTCTCGACCATTTCATCAAAGAGCAGTTGAAAGCGGTGCATTATATCCGGTATATGGATGATATGGTGGTGTTCGGAAAGAACAAAAAGGAACTCCACAGGATGCAGCAGGAGATTGAGAGATTCTTGAGAGAAAAGTTCAACTTGCAGATGAAAGGAAACTGGCAGGTGTTCCGGTTCGATTACACAGAGAAAAAGACCGGAAAGAGAAAAGGGAGACCACTCGATTTCATGGGATTCCAGTTCTATCACGACAAGACGATTCTGCGGGAAAGCATCATGTTGAGTTGCACACGGAAAGTCAACCGTGTCGCAAAGAAAGAGAAAATCACATGGTACGATGCAACCGCAATTCTGTCATACATGGGTTACTTGAGCAATACAGACACATACGACATGTACCTGCAAAGGGTCAAGCCTTATGTGAATGTTAAGAAATTAAAGAAAATAGTTAGCAAACATTCAAAGCGAAAGGAGCGAGAAAAACATGAAAGAATGGAGAGAAGTGTTCGGAACGGAGGCAGAACAGCCGGAGGAGTTCGACACAACAGCGTCACCGACAACGGTATATCAGAGACGCAATATCAAGAAAGCAACGAAAGAGGATGCAGACGGAAAGAAAATCACCGGATGGCAGCGAGAGGAGCGTGAGATGTCACGGGAGGAATATGACAGATTGACGCTCATGCAGGAGGTTGTTGCATCCAACACAACAGGAATCGTTGAATCCGTGACACAGTTTCAGAAAGATGCAGTCATTGACGAATACACACAGCAGTTGATTGAGGAGGGGTTGATTTAGTATGAAAATGCTTGTTGAAAGTCTCAAAAGAATGTACAAAAAAGGCACTCTCACAAAGGAACAGATTTCCGAGCGTGTCGCAAAGGGCAGTATTTCAGCGGATGAATATGAATATATCACAGGAGAAAAATTCTCCGGCGGTGATACAGAATGAGTCCGCTTGAAATAATATCACGATTGTGCGATGTGACGGAAAATCTATCGGCAATCGTGAAAAAACAGCAAACAATCATTGAACAGTCGAAAATCAAGGAGGTGGTCAGAGCGGAACTCCGGCAAGAGGTAGAGGAGACAGACAGGGAGATGGATGTTCTCGAATATCACATGCGGAAATACTGCGACACCGACGACATCGAGGCGACAGAGTTCGGAAAGGAGAACGCCGTTGACGATTGAGGTTTCCTTGCTAATCTCCGGAGTGTCGGTTGCATTCGCAATCTTTTTCGGAATCTGCTCAAAGCAGAGGAACGACAAAAAAGACACACAGGAAGAAACGGAGAGACGAGCAGAAAATGACACAATGGTGGTTGTGAAACTTGAGAACATCGCAGACGACATCAAGGACATCAAACGGGAATCAAGAGAGAACCGTGAGGAGATGAAACAGTTGAGAGAGCGTGTTGTCATTGTGGAACAGTCACTCAAGAGTTATCACAAGAGACTGGACGGAGAACAGCATTCCGACCGATAACAGGAGGGCAGGAAACAGGCAAGAATCAACCTCACAGAAAAGAGGCAATACATGAGAATGACAGAACAGGAACGACGCATCAGAATCCGGCATCTGAAAAGAATGTACCGGATAAGGGAGCGAAAAGAGAGACATGACAAAAAGGTGTCCGGTCTGTTCATGAAACGTGTTGTATTCACTTTGATTCTTGCAGCATTTATCTTTACAGTCGTGATGATATTTGTGTTTTTGCGGATGGGTTCAGAACCGTCGACACTGATTGAGAATGTATTCCGTTTTCTATCAGTCGAGGGCGGGGCGATGGCACTCATTAAGTCCGTGAAAACGGTCAAGGGAACAAAGTCAAACGGAGAAATACAACACAATGACGAACCGGAACAGGATGACGAGGAGGTACAAGGATGAAATACATCGTCGAGAATTGGTTTGTGATTGTGGGTCTGATTGCAGTATGTGCAGCGGGAGGATATGCAGTATATGTTTTCGTGAAAATGCCGTCAGACAAACAGTTGAACAAAGTGAGAGAATGGCTGCTCTATGCAGTCACAAAGGCAGAAAAGGAACTGGGAGGCGGTACAGGTCAAATCAAACTGCGATATGTATATGATATGTTCGTCGCACGGTTCACATGGCTTGCGAGAGTGATTTCGTTCGAGGCTTTTTCGATGATGGTCGACGAGGCACTTGAGAGAATGAAAAAGATGCTTGAGAGCAACAAAGCGATGCAGACGCTTGTGAGCGGTGAGGCAGGTGAAACGGTTGAAAAGGATATGTGATTTCGCAACCGGAAACGCACACACAATCGTGCTGATATATGCAATCGTCGCTGTCATCGTATGGGTGGCGGTAAATCTGTATTTTTGGAAAATTTCTTTTGATTTAGACAGAGAAATTCGGGAAGAAATGAGAGAATACGGGGATTGCTATTCTGACACGGACGAGGCAAAATTCGGGAAACACATAACAAGGTTGACCGGATTCATCATTTCAATTCCTGCTGCGGTGATGTGGTGGTGTACACCTCTAATCGTGGCGGGATTGATGATATATGACAAGATACAAGAAAAGAATCCGGAATTATGCGGATTCACAGCAGAAGAATTTGACAAGGAGGAAAACAAATGATTTCAAATTGCGGACATGATGAAAACGGAAGATATTCCGGAGGAAAAGCAGGAGACCAGACAGGTACAGAATGGCGGGTAATAAATTGGTATAACAGACCGTGGAAATGTGTTCTCCGTCATCCGAATGCGGATGTGAGAGCGATGATTGCAAGCATGGCAAAGGCAGCAGCAAACAACAACCTCATAGGATATGACCAGTCACAGAGGGGTACATTTTGGACGAACCTTGCAGATTCCAACTACGACCCTGCACAGATTACAGTCGCATGTGAGGCAGACTGTTCATCCGGTGTCGCTGCAATCGTAAAGGGAGCGGGTTACAGACTGGGAATTGACGCACTGAAAAAGGTGAGTACGGCTTGTTATACTGGAAACCTGCGGGCAGCACTCAAGGCAGCAGGATTCGAGGTGCTGACAGAAAGCAAATATCTGACATCGGATGCATATTTATTTGCGGGAGACATTCTCCTCAACGACAACGCTCACGTTGCGACAAATCTGACAACAGGTTCAAAAGCGTCCGGAACATCAGCACCGAGCAAAAGCATCAATGAAGTAGCGAAAGAGGTCATCAACGGAAAGTGGGGAAATGGTAGCGACAGAACAAACCGCCTCGCAGCAGCGGGATATGATGCAAAGGCAGTTCAGAACGAAGTCAATAGAATTTTGAAAGGGAATGCAACGACACCGAGCAAAAGCATCAATGAAGTAGCGAAAGAGGTCATCAACGGAAAGTGGGGAAATGGTAGCGACAGAACAAAC